TCGGCGTTACTTGATTAGTCATTTTTTCTTCCCTCTTTTCTTTGTGGAGTTGTTAGATTAATTGTAAATACTTCGATTCAGTCCACCATGCCATATTTTTAACTGTCATGGCATTGCCCCATTTACCTGAATGAGTCTTTTTATATTTATTAAAGGCAGATTCCCCGAACTGTATCATGTAAGCGTCTTGATAACATGAAAATTTACTCTGCCTATTAATAACCGTTCCCTCTTCCCCTTGAATAGACTTGTATAAATCGCTGGTGTATCCTTCTGGTTCCGTAATGTTAATTTTTACTCGTGTGCCTGGTGTTAGTTCTGTGATAGTGTTTTCCATTTTCCCCCCTTAGTTATGCCATTTCTGGCGGTTAATTCTTTCCTTACTTACAATTATATTATAGCATATTATATTTCATTGTCCAGTACTATTTTATTATATTATGTTATATTGTCGAAGGATAGAAGATAATAATAAATAACACCATTTATTTCAAATTATTAGTATTTTAATATTGCAACACATTGATATTAATTGATTTATGACAATAACACTATTTTTTTTATTATAGTGTTATTTGTAACATATTGAAATTAATATTTTTATGATAATACATAACGCTAATAACGCTATTATAACGCTTTTTAAACCATTGTACTCTCTCCAATATATTATACCCTCCCTTCTTCTTGTTTAAAAAAATAGTGTTATATGTGTTATTAGTGTTATGCTCTTATATAATAGATAACGCAATTTGTTGAATTTAACATGATTGTGTTATAAGTGTTGAGTATATATATACATAGTATAGACAAAACCCTATTGAATCAATAGACTATACACTTATTAACACCTGTGCATAACCTGTGGATAGTCGCACGTACTACACTGGCATTGGTGCATGTATTGATGCACGTACTGGCTATGTGATGGAGAGGTATGATTGGCACGTGATACACTGTTGATGCTATAGGGATTGCTTGCGGTAGGATAGGCAAGGCTTCGTTATTGTATGTTAGTTAGTGTATATGTATCATTTTTTGAACGAGGCCAAGCTAGCAAGTGAAAGGGGGGATAGTGGAGGAAGTGGTTGAGTAGGACTGTCTCTAAAATTTCCTACAAAATTTGACTTAAAATATTTTGGGTGGTATACTGATCGTATGGATAACTCTCCTGCCGAAATAATCTCTACCAAAGAACAGAAAATGGCCTCTGTAGGATTAACTCGTGAAAAGGCATATTCTAAGTTAGTAGAAATGCACAGCGCACAAACGATGACATTAGATAAGTTTGGTGGCGAGCATTTTGCGCCTGACAACTCGACGCAGTTAAGAGCTGCTGAGATGCTGTTAAAGATGACGGGGGATATTAAGCCAGAGAACTATACGGAAAATAAAATAGTGAATATAAGCATAAGCAATGATAAGTTTGATACTATGGTTAAGTGGGTTAAAGACATGACGGCGCAATTGGCTTCGTTAAAGGTTAGCGGTCAGCAGACGGGCGAGATTATAGATGTTCAAGCACAATAGAGACAATAAATCTAAGTGGATAGGATTGTTAGTTGATCCGTTATGCCAAGATTATGAATCTACTGGTATACGAGGTGATGAAAGATGTTATGATCTACCCTGGCACTTTGATGCAAATTTTATTAATAGAAGTAGAACTATGCAAGAATTTTTTTATGAGAATATAGATGTCGTCGCAGAATAAAATATACCCGTTACTGGAAACCGAACCAATCATCTGGGCGCTAATTTACTTCCCTCATCACCTTCGAGACAGATCTCCATACTTCCACCAACTCCTAATAAAAGAATCAATGGCGCATAAGTTCTTTGCGGTGCAGGCTCCTCGTGGATCGGCGAAATCTACGATACTGGCATTTGTAAAGATAACGCACGCCATATGTTTTAAGCGCAAACGCTTTATCGTAATTATACAGAACACCTATAAGAAAGCAGTTGGTACATTAGAGGGGATCAAAGATGAGATTCGATGGAATGAGCAGCTTAGGGCGGATTTTGGTATCACACTTGAGAAGGACGCAGAGGGGGATACGATATTTAGAAGTCGAGATGGCTTTAGAACTAGAATTCTCTGCAAGGGGGTTGAGCAGATCGGTTCTATACGAGGCGAAAAATTTGGCGCATACCGCCCTGACTACATACTGGGAGACGATATGGAAGATGACGAAATGGTTAAGTCATCGGAACGTCGTCAGTCGCTGAAGGAACTATATGATAATGCTCTAATTCCCGCCGGAGATATTAAAAATCTTGATGTGGATATTATTGGAACAATATTGCATGATGATGGTCTGATGGCAAAGCTGGTTAGTGATAATGAATATACGGAATATCGCAAATTATTTTTTAAGGCGAGATTTGATAATAAGGTTACTGGATCTAAGGAATCGTTATGGCCGGAACGCTGGACTGTTGAAGATTTGAATGAGATGGAGAGATTGAAGCCCGAAGCATTCGCAAAAGAAATGCAGGGCGATCCGTCGTCGGGGTCGCTAGAGACAATACGGCGTGAGGACTTTAGGCAATGGGGGATTGTGGAAAATCAGGCGGTGCTATATGATGGAGATGGCGCAGTTTTGGCTCGCTGGAATCTGCGTGATTGTCGTGCTGGTGTTGGTATTGATTTAGCCTGGGAGGATAAGAAGGCTAATGACTTTGCAGCGATAACACCTGGGTTGATCACGCCCGCTAATGACCTATTGATCGACACGTACATATTTAAACGGGGGCTAAGGCCGGATGAGTTTGAGCAGATTGTGTTTGATATGAATGCTCGGTATGAAGCGATGACAGGTAAAAGGGTATGCTTTGGATTTGAAAAGGCGATGTTGGAAAAGCTTATGAAGTGGTTCTTGAAAGAAGCGATGAAGCGTACAGGTAAATACTTGTGGTTCAAGGACATTGCATGGGGGACGACGGATAAGGTTGCTCGTATAATGTTTCGTTTGGCGAATAGGTATTCGCAACACTCTATCTATCATCGACGAGGAATGGGGGATTTGGAGAATCAGTTGATACGGTTGCGGTCTGTGGCGCATGATGATCTCGCCGATGCGGTTGCGATGCTTCCTGAGATATTACAGTATTCTCCGACGGTGACTAAGGAGAAGCCTAAGGAAGATGTGTTCAAGTTCTTGCAGAAGCAGACATCTGCGTGGAGAAATAAGAATACTAGAACAAGCAAATATATATTTGGAGCACAACAAAGGCCAAGTGTAATAGATGCAAAAATTGGACTTGTCGCAACAAGTAAAGGTATCTCATTATAAATAGTTTGACACAGATTGCCTATGGTTGTATATTATACCTTGGTACTATAACTAGGAGGATCACATGGGAAAACATAATTCACACGCACCAGAAATTCTAACTCATATCAATGATTCTGAACATGGTCGTGGGGGAGTATTTGAACCAGCTAATGTTCGCAGTGATAGCGCTCATCCAAAAGTTAAACAAGGATGTTATGCTAATGCGGAGTCTGCTGGATCTCGTCAAGAGAAGATGTAAATAAAAATAACACCGACGGCGAAATGAGAAGTCGGTTTAAAATCTAGCGACGGCCATCGCTACCAATAGCTTTAAACGCCTCTACTGTGCACAGGTGCAGTAGGGGCGTTTTTATTGGTAAGGAGAAATTATGAGTATTGTTCAAGGTGGAAGTTTTCTAAACTCAGATGATGCCCAATCATACCTAGATGGTATGTTAGCTGGTTGGAATAGCAATCCTGAAAGCTGTACCTTCAATCAGTATCTTATTAAATATTTGTATAGCCCTACTGAAATGTCTCAAGAACAAGGGATCTGATGGCAAAGAAGCAATTCAAAGGGTACTCAAAGTGGACAGACGCAATTCCTAGAACGAAGCCCGACGGGCGCACTAAGGAATCTGAGGCATTTGAAAAAGACGGCGGTCTGTCTAAGGATCAGATATGGTATCTTAAAAATGAGATACTCATGGCTGAAACTATTAACCGTGAAGAGATTGAGCCGATCATGGCAGAGTCTCTTCAACGTTACATGGGTAAGCACGTTCCTAAATATGGATATAATTGGGACATTATACTTAATGAAGTATATCCAATCGTACAAACAAATCTTCCTGCGATATTCTTTCGCACTCCACGAGCCTTCCTTAAACCACGCAATAAAACCTACATAGCCAAAGTATTCGATCCTGCATCTGGTAAAAAAATAGACACCGAGATGGATTCCCAGAAGTCTGCGAATACGCAGGAAGCTATATTGAACTATGTATTGGAAAAAATAAAGTATAAGAGAGAGACTCGCAAGGTGTTATTGGATGCGTTGCTATTTCCTCATGGTGTTCTGTGGCATGGGTATAAGGGCGATTATGGAATGACAGAGGAGCAATCTATATTCATCGACGACGAGATGGTGTTTGTTAAGCGCCTTTGTCCTGTGCGATTTCTTAAAGATCCAAAAGTTAATTTCTCTAATATTGACGAGGCTCAATGGGTTGGTCGTAAGTTCCAGATGCTACTGTCTGATTTGATTGATGATGATAAGTTGAATGTTGATAAAAATATTGTTAAGGGGTACAAGGGCTTTGGCGATAAGGTTGGAACAGCATCTCTAAACGCTGCTGGTATCAACGGGGTACAATCTATACAAACAGGTGGGGGCGATACAACGCCGTTACTTGGAATGAAAAAGAATTTGCTTGACTTTACGAAAGATGGATTTGCCGATACTCCTTATGCTAACTTCGTTGACGTATATGAAATATATGTTCGTCCGACGAGAAAGCAAAAGAGAGAAGGTAAAAAGGGTAGGATTGTTCTTCTTACCTTTGAACAGGATGAATTACTTCGTGATAATAAGTGGGCTGTAGAGGCTAAAGGGTTTCCTGTTCAGATATTACAGTTTAATGAAATGCCTGATGCAATGTGTGGATTGAATGATGTTGATACATACAAGGCTATTGCTGATCAAAAGAACATTGTTATTAATTTGCAACTTAGAAATGCTCAGGAGAATAGTAAGCTGTATGTTGCATTAGCAATGGGGGGATTGACAGGTGAAGAAAGTATACAAAGAATTCAATCGGGCGACCAAACGATTATCTTATTTGAAGGCGACTCAGTTGCCGGCAAAATGGATGTTAAGTCTGGAGCAGGTGCAGCATCTTCCGAGTTGTACTTAATAGATCAAAGAATTCAGAAAAACCTAGACGACAAATCAGGGGTTACAGATTTAAGAAAAGGGGTCTTGCAAAGCGGTGAAGAATCGGCTACATCCGTCAAAATTAGAGCTGCGAATTCTTCGTCCCGTCCTCAATATCGTCAAGATATTATGAAGGATTTTTTACAAGATTCTTTTTTATATTTAGTGGAATTATTAAAGCAGTATATGCCCGTCGATGAAGCGGTTCGTATTGTTGGGTCTATGGACTTGCAATGGTCGGATAAGCCTACCGAAGAAGAGATTCAGGCTGATGTGGACGTGGAAATTGATGCTATTTCAATGTTACCCGAGTCGCCTGAAGATGAAGTAGCGATGCTTCAACAAGCGATGCAGTTGATGGTAGAAGCATTGACACAGCCAGTCATTATGGAGAAGATCCAGCAAGAGGGAATGAAGTTCAACTTTACTCCTATTATTCAACAAATGCTGAATCGTATGAAGCTTAAAGATCCTTCAATATTTGAAACTATTAAGCCACAAGATTCTATGGGGTATGCTTCTGTTCAGCAGTTAAGATTCGCACAGCAAAATGTGGAAGCTATTATGCACGGTAAGCCTCCACAGCCACCGCAGCCTGGCGATGATCATCAAGCTCAGATTGCAGTGTATCAGCCTATATTACAGTTGTTAGGAGAAGCTGGTCAGCAACAGACACATGCGTTCCAGATGCTTCAACAAGTAATTGCAATACAGTCACAGATGATGCAAGAAGAGCAAGAAAAGAATGCGAATCCTGGTCAGCAGTTGAGGCCTAAGAAACCTGTGAATATATCGGTGGGGAGATAATGGCACTTATACAAATCTCAGATAATGTGCATATAAACACATTGCATATAGATAGTGTCGAGGCTAAGAAAGATAAGACTTGGGTATCCGTTGGAAGCAAATCTTATACAGTGGACATGACTATTCGGGAATTTCTTAACAAGGTTGCTAAGGCAGAACAATCATCTGGGAGTCAGCATTTTGCTGGTTAAATATGCAGATCATAGTGAAGCAATCATATAACCACTTCAATCGTACTCTTAATATGCAGATAAGAAGCAAAGATCACTATGATCGTGTTTGCAAAGAAAGAGGAATGGTATCCTTAGAGCAAGCTCATGAATTAGCTGATCAAGGACGCAAGGATAAGATTAAGCCATATGAGGTTTCTAAAGACTCGGAAGATTTTATTAAATACGCCAATGGTATAAAAGATAAAAATGGAAATTTGAAATTAGGTGATAGGGCAGTTGAAGCATTGATTAAGAAGAAAGCTATTGGAAAAGTAGTTCCTGAATATATGAAATTACCGTCGGCGTATCAACCGAAAGGCGGGTTTAGTTAATGAAGTACGTGGAAGCTCGTCCAGGTTTGAATATATTGAAATCAGACATATCAGTTGTAGAGAAGATTGATGAAATGACTTGTAAGATAATAACTTCCGTCGGTGCATATGAAAGTATATATCCATCATGGAGAATTATGATGTTATTGGAACAACCAGATATTGAAGAACAAATCGCTGTTGATCCTCAGACCCCTGATAGGGCAAATCTGTGGGGGAAGCAGCATTTCGCTGGATAACCGAGATAATCCTGAAAGGACTCTCACATGGCAGACAATGTATCAGTAGCAGAACCAGTAGTTCAGACACCAGTGATAACCGCACCCACACAAGCTTCCGAGCCTGTGGTTACGACTCCTGAACCTGATCTATTGACGAAAGTAAGTCAATTCAAACTACCTGAAGTTCAGGAGAAAATCGAAAATCCTCCTGATCAACCAGAGTTTGCAAACATCACCGATCCTGTTGCAAAGAAGGCAGCAGCAGAGGCAGTTGAGCGTATGCGACGTGGTTTGCAATCGTCTTATGACAAGAAGTTACAGGATGCTCAGGCTTTGGTCAATCAAAGTAAGTCGTGGACACCGCAAAGGATTCAACAAGAACTGTTGACAAATCCAGAGTTCTTGTCCGCAGCTCAAATGATTCAAGGGCAACAAGCTCCTCAAGAAAGACAATTAACGCAGGAAGAATATTCTGCTTTAACTGAATCTGAAAAGAATCAATTAGCTGCTGTACCTCAATTAAAGAATGAGTTATTGCAGATGAGGAATCAAGCGCAACATGAACAATTAATGGTAAGCATTAATCAGAAAGACTTGACATTACGGCAGAAATATGGAGATGACTATAATCCTCAATTAGTCAATGAAGCAGCTCAGAGATTCGGAAAACTGACTCCTGCTGATGCCCGTGAATATATCTTTCTTGCTGATAATGCTTTGAAGATGATTCAGAAAGCGCATGAATTAGGAAAATTAGAAGGTCAAGGAAAATTACAAACAAAAATTAATACGATTACGCCACAAGGATCTACTGTGACAGCGAATGATGTTTTACCTGTTCGCCAAAAAGGTCAGAGTGATCAGGCATACTTTGTTCAGTTAGCACAGTTTAGATTGGCGCAATCTAAGAACCAAAAATAGAAAGTGAGTAAATATGGGACTTTCTCCATCTCCGTATAGTATTCCAACGACAATCAACAGCGTCGTGTTAGCAACATCATTGGCTGATTATCAACCAACGATGGCAGATAACGTTTATAATCACAATGCTTTCTTGCAGATGCTTTCTGCTGAGAAAGATTTGATCGACGGTGGTAACTCCATTGTTCAGCCAATCATAGTCACAAAACAAGATGATGGTGGGTTCTATTTAGGTGCTGACGTATTGAATAACACCCAAAAGAACTTCGCTAATCAAGTGGAATTCTTGTGGCAGAACGCTTACGAGCCTATTCAGTTGACTCGTGACGAAGAACGTCAGAATAGTGGTAGTGAGCATAAGATTTTATCATTGCTTGGCGCTAAAATGAAATCTTCTGAACTTGCTATTGCTGATCGTCTGGAACAAGCATTTAGCACACCAACAGCTAACGCTAATAACTTAATTGATATTAATACCTTGACTTCAACTGGTGCATTAGGTTCTGTTAGCGGTTCTACAGTTACTGCATGGCAAGCTACAGTTGTTACCTCTGGGCCATTCGTTACTCAAGGGTTGAGCGATATGACTACTGGTACATACTTAGTTAGTGCATCAGCGACGGTAGATAATCCTACGCATTACGTTACAACAAAGACAATCTTTCAGAAGTTTGAACAGACCCGTCTTCCGTTGGAACGTATTGCTAATGGCACAACTTCTGCTAACGCAGGATTTGTTAATTTGTCGTTCAAGGGCAAACCTGTGATCTATGGTAACTATATCGCTACTGGCTATATGTATGGTTTGAATATGAACTATATTAAATTAGCAGTTGATACAGCCACCGATATGATCACAACTGATTTTATGACCCCTGTTAATCAAACCGTAAGAGTTGCATATATCTTATGGAGAGGTCAACTTTGGACTGATAATCGTCGTCGTCAATTACAATTAACCTCTATTACATAAAGAAAGGGGTTAAATATGGCAGCATTAACCGTAGCAACAACAGCAACAATATATCGTGAATCATTAGGGTCTTTAACTTTGTTAATGGTTCCATTAGTGGGAAGCACTACTTCTGATACATGGACTTATTCTGCTGGTGCGCCTGTACTATCTTATTGGGCACAACCCAATATTGGTTCTACAAGCACCAGTGTTATAGATGTTACCTTCGTTCAGTCTACAGGCATTTTTAGTTTTAATACTGTAACTAACGATGGGGCATTTACTTTGTTTATTTTAGTACGTACTTAGTTTTCTAATCAGCCTCAATATGTTGACGCATGCAGAGGGGGCTAAAAAAAGGAGTTTCAAATGGCTTTAAACAGTAATTCTTATTATAGCAATTCGATTCAAGGTATTCCTGGGGCAGGCGTTGATGTCAACATTGAAACAGTTGACGCAGCACCACGTTATCCTATGGGGTACATGGTGGAACGTGCCGATGGTAACGTGTATCGGTATTGCCATATTGGTACAGCAACAAACGCTGGTAACTTAGTTGGCCCTTCTACAAATGGTCAATTAACTTACACTGGCGCAGCAGTTATTGCTTCTGCTTCTGCTGTAGTCGTTCCACAGGAATATCCTATTCTTCCTGGTCAAGTTGGTAGCCATTATTTGCAAGTCACAGTTGCAAGTATTGCTGCTAATAAATACCAAGGTGGATATTTAATTACTACTGGCGGTACAGGTTTAGGTCAGACATATCGTATTGTTGGTAATACAGCCACAGGTAATCCAACAACTACTACTTTATATCTTCAATTAAATGAAGCGCTGCAAACGGCAATTACTGTAAGCACAGGTATTATTATTGTTCAGTCTATGTTTACTGACTTGGCAATTTGTCCTACTTCTGCTGCAACTGTTACAGGCGTTCTTATGCAGACCACCACATCCGTTAATCAATGGGGATGGGTTTGCACCAAGGGTATCTGTGGTTGTGCTGAAGATGGTACAAACACTGTAGTCGCTGGTCAGCAAGTCATGGCTTCTGGTGTTGTTTCAGGGGCTTACGCTGCTGTTGCTAAAAGTGGTAGCACATTAGCAACTAACGGTTTACAGAATCCTATTGTTGGATTTAACTATACTGCTGCTGGCGCAACTGGTAACGCTAATCGTCAAGGCGCTATCTTCGTGGAAATGGAATAAGATGAAATCTATCTACATAGGGGTCTGTAAAACTAGGAACGATAAAAGATTTGAAGAATCTTTCCAAAATCTTACAGATTCCCTATGTAGAAAGTATTCTATATGTCAGATGATAGTTAAGGACATGTTCTTGCCTGATGCACAGAACAAGATTACGGCGGATTTTTTACAGGGCGATTACGATTATTTACTTTTACTCGACGACGACCATTGGGGGCACACAGTTGAAATGGTTGAAACGCTAATAAATGCAAATACTTACGTCGCCACTATAAAAACATATTCTCGTCACTATCCATATTCATGCGTCATATTAAAGAGAATACCAAATAATTTAGTTTTGCCTATAGAGACAGGTGAAGGGTACGTTGAATGTGATTTGACTGGATTCCCAATGACGCTTATTTCACGTGGAACATTTAAACATTTAGAACAACCGTATTTTAGACCTTATGAGATTTGTGGTAGAGACTGGAATTCAGATGTTGATTTCTTCTTGCGACTGGGAGAAAAGGGAATTAAGCCTATTGGGTGTTTTCAACATACATTGAACCACGATAAGATTACAGAAGAAAATGTGCAACAATATAGATATGACGAGAGATTTACTGGTAATAATATTGCGAATTGGAGATTATTAAAAGCGTTGGAGAGTGGAACTTTTAAATTAGAGGATTTACCAAAGGAGATATTATGTCATTCGGAGCCATAGGTGTTGTAGATATTCCAACAACAGGAACAAGTGCATATTTATATAGTAGTACAATTACAGACGCTGGTTCTACGGGAGTTGTAATTCCAAAAGGAACAATAGTATTTCATATTCACGTAATATCCTCAGCTACTCCATCAGTTATAAGTATTGCTAATGGAGCAGGTGGGTTACAACGTATAAATATTACAGGCACAGCAAGTAAGGGTGCAGATTTTGATTTTGGAACAAGTGGCATTTCATTTCCATTAGGAGCATATGTTACATACGATAGTAACGCAACTGGTGGAGCAATTACTTGCATGGCAGCACAATTATAAAAATGACTGTGCAATTACGCACATAATCATAAAAGGAGAAAATAACATGGGATCATGGATTAGCGATGAAAAAGGTTTGTGGCATCCTGCTAAGGAGCGTGTTGGATTAAAGAATCTTAGTGGTAAAGAGATTATTGTTGAACAAACCGATATGGATGGCAAGAAGTTTAAAATGAGAGTTCCTGCTGGAGCTGATTATACATATGAAGGGCCAGATCGTTCTGCAATGTATAGTTGGTGGGAAGAGAATGGCAGACCTACTTATGAACAGATTATGGCCATGCCTCAAGGGACAGTAACAATGGGAAGTGATTTTAAAACAAACGATGAGTTTATGAAGCAGTTTAGAATTGCTCGTGAAGCTCATGGGTATCAGAATATGGATGAATATTTAAAGGATCTTGGATTTGACCAGAAGAAGGCTCACGAAACATTCTTAAAGAAAGCTTCCGTTGTTCAGTTGCATGATCTTCCTGATCGTGTTCCTGAGATTAAGAAAGTTGGCGGTGGTGATGATAGGGCTAATTCAGGTAAGAATATTAGGTATGGCGGTTGGGGAGAAGTCCCTGCTGAAGGATTGGTAAAGGCTGGGTAAATAAATGCCAAGTTATACATCCCCTACGGGGTATAGTCCATTCAATGATCAAGTGACAAGCAGTATTAGTCACCCTGTAGGGACGTATTCATATCCATTAACAACATTAGTTGATTATCAAGTTGGTAGCGTACCTGTATATGTAGGGTACGCTATCCCTGGGGCTTCTCAAACAGGAGCATCATGGGCAATTCAGTTTATTCAATATAATGGAAGTAGCGCTGTAGTATCAACAACATGGTCTTCTAATTATATGAATTTTGGCGATATTTGGGCAAATAGAGCAACATTGACATATGCTTAAAAAACTTATTCCTTTATTATTTATATTCCCCTCATTAGCTGGCGCTGTAGCTACTGTAAATCAATCATATACAAATGTTCCGACACAGGTATGTCAGCCAAATGATACAGGCGCTGGGTGTACCGGAGTTGCTGGCGCTAGTTATTGGACGTTATCAGGATCAAATTTATATCCATCATCAACAGCCTATACATTGACAGTAGGAAATCAAACTACTTCATTGGACACATTCACAGTTAATTCTTTATCAGGTGGGGCAACAATCAACTCTGGTACGGCTGGGATTGGCGGTATTGACAGCAATACACAGTTAATGCTTCATTTGAATAATAATGTTACGGATTCATCGCAGAATGCTTTTACAGTGACTAATTCAGGATTTACCTTTGCTAATACGAGTCCTCAATTTACAGGGGTTTATTATGGGGTTTCGTCAAATTACTTGTCAGCTGTACTATCAATTCCACAGAATAATGTTTTCAATTTTGGATCTGGTAATTTCACGATTGACTTTTGGATTAACCCAACAACATTGACAGGTGACACAGATCAAGCAGCATGGCTTAATTATACAAATACCAACAATTATGAAGCACTATTTGTTAATTCAAACGGGTCTTTACAATTTATTGATTATGAAGGTGGAACACAAATTAATTTCTCAACAGGATCAGGTGTATTAACAACTGGTTCTTGGTATCATGTTGCTCTAGTGAGGAATGGATCTAGTTTTGTTATTTATGTTAATGGAGTATCTCAAGGAAACACAACATCAGCTCACACCATTGCTAGCTTTTCAACAGGAGAAGCTATTGGATTTGTTAGTGGCTTTTCAGGTGGAATTGTTGGAAATCTAGGAGAATACCGAGTAAGTAACATAGCACGATGGACAACAGGATTTACACCGCCAGCATCACCATATACCGCAGGATCAAACGGAACGCCAACTCTTACGCTTGCTAATCAAGGCACAGTTTTATCTACTATTAGCACTAGCAGCTCTACTGGAACATTGACGATAAAAAATAATGGAATTTCAGCCGTTGCAATAACCAATTCTGGGAATCTCCAAGGTCAAAATGGTGGTAATTTTAATTATTCAACATTCACCTGTGGCGCAAATGGATATGCTGGAACGCCAGTAACTATAGGAACAACAAACTCATGGACAGTACCTACTGCTGGAAAGATAATCTCATCCACTATCACAGGGGCATTAAGCGCAGGGAATTGCTCTTGCACAATAGATATTTGGAAGACTAATGCAGCAATTCCTACAGTATCCAATACGATCACAGCTTCAGCATTGCCAGCATTGTCAACAGCAACATATAGTCAAAATACTAATCTTTCTGGATGGACAACTTCAATAGCAGCTAATGATGTGATTATGTGCAATATTCAGAGTGGATGTACTTGTGATAACGTTAATGTGGTATTGGGGATAGCTGCATGAGAAAGATACTTCTTACAATATTATTTCTTACATTATGCTCAACAGCCCATGCTACCGTTTGGTTTGCTTGTACATCGGGAGGCAACTGGTCAGCAAACGTATGGACTTCAGTATCAGCAGATCAAGGAACTTGTCTTGCAGCATTAGGAACCCCTGTAGCTGGTGATACAGCAACTCTTAACTCTTCTTCTGGAAATATAACTATTACAGCTGCTGCTGCTGCTGCATTTATAGATGAAACAGGATATGTGGGAACTTTGGCATTTGGAACTCAGACATTGACTCTTACTACTGGTGGTAATATTGGTGGAGCAATGACTTCTAGTGCTGGAGGAACTATAGTAAACTCTGGCGGAACAATTACTCTTTTATCAACCCCTACTGGTTCATTTCCACTCATGTCTATTACAGGATCACAGACACTAACACCAGGTGGTTTTAATTGGTCTGGAACTATGAATACTGTTGGTGCAGTTACAATTACTATAACTGGTAATTGGCTTACTAATGGTCTTACGACTTTTGGTAATTCAGCAGTAATAATCAATGGTGCTTTCAATTTTGGTTCCGGTGGATTTACTCAAGGAACCGCAGGTGTTTCAGGAACATCTACTTTGGTTCTTCATACTGGAACTTGGTCAAGTTCTGGAAACTCAACTAATTTTATTTCAAATAATTTTGTTATTGGTGCTGGAGGGACCGTCACTCTTTCTGGAAATCTTTGGATAGGCGGTGACACAATAACTTATACTTCTGGAACCATAGTTAATACAGGTTCTCAGTTAGAATTAGTGGGAAATGTCACTTTAAATACCAGTGGAATGACTTGGAACAATGTTAATACCAATCAAACTTATTCGTCTGAAACAATAACATTAACAAGCGCTTTCAATGCTAATAATTTATTATTAAATGCCACTATAACAATGGCTGGTAATTATAATATGACATTTGGAACTTTAACTAATGGATATGGTGGGGCAATATTCAACATGTTGGCTGGAACCACAATGACAGTATCTACTTTAATAAACATAAATTCCCAGTTGAATATGAGGTCTGAAACTGCCAGTTCTCCGGTATATCTTACTTATAATGGAACGGCAGGGAATGCTTATATTGCATCAACTACATTTACTGACGTTACAGCAAATACTCAGTTGTTTGATTTTGGTTACAATTTAACATTAACAAGAACAACAGATATTAAATTAGCAGGGCCAGGAAATTTATTCCACGGACAAGGTTACGCATACTAAAGGAGAAATATGAAAAAAATATTATTAATATTATTGATTGTCGGATTAATTATTGCAGAAAGAACATGGGCGCAATCCGTAGGAACTATTACGACAGATGCTCAATGTCAAACAGCGCAAGTTGTTGAAGTTGGAAACGTAGATGTCAATGATACCTTAAATGGATATACCCAAGTGCTTCAAGTAGCCAGTAATGACTTGAATCAAAAGTCTCAGACAATTCAAGCGTTAACAGTAGCAGCTTCTGAAGATCAAGTTCAGATTGCTACTGCTAATTTGGCTATAGCAGCATTATCTAATTGTGTTGTAAATGGTAATTAATGGAGGATGGTATGCCTTGGGACGGAATCAAGCGTAGGGCAGAGGACAAAGGAGAAGAAAGTCCAGATGTAATTTTAGCTCGCATTGATGAACGTGTTTACAATTTTACTAAGAAGTTAGATGAGCATTTAATTGTTTTTAAGGAACATGTAATTGAAGATAAGAAGAATTTTGATTTTTTAAATAAAATGGTTTATATAGGCTTTGGAGCTGTGGGGGTATTAGAGATTATTTTTAAAATGAATGGAAAATAATGACAGTTAAAGAAATGACTGACATAAGAAATTTACTTCAGGGGCAGTTAATACGCACGTATCATCTGTCTTTGGATTTACATAAACAGCAGGAACATATTGAAGATATTATAAGAATTTTAGACACGCATATTATCAAGGAGGAATAGATGGGTTTTTTACAAAAGATAGATGGATTCAAAACATATGCTTTGGTTATAGTTGCAGCATTTTTTGGTGCTATTGAGTTTGCAATAAAGGGAGATTATAGCATTTCTTCTTTCATTGTATTGTCTCAACAAGCATGGTTTATAGCATTGATCGCTGCATTACGTCATGGTATTGCTAAGGCAGGGAATCAAGGGAATGTTAATATCGTAACTTCACAGAACACATCAACTGGGGGGAAATAATATGTCTTTCTTTAAAACTATTGAAATAGATGCAGGAATTATATGGAATGATGTAGAGAAATTAGGAAGTTTAATTGATGGATTAGTAGAAGCTATCATTACGGAAGAATATCAAGTTGTATTTAAAACTGAATTAGTTCCTTTAGTTCAAACAGCCATTACTAACTTACAGAATGAATCTCCTGGCCTTGCATTTAAAGATTTTATTCCTGCTATAGTGGCTCAGATTTTACCTATTCTGCCAGTTGCGTTAAAAGACATTGAACAAGGTTTGATTGTGGCTACAGTAGGTTATTTATCAACCTTGGCAGGAGTTTCAAATGCTACAGGCAATGCTGGCAATCTTGCAGGCGGGACTCAAGTTGGTGGGTAATACATTAACAGTAAATAGTATTCCTCACAGAATTGATATTTATATATTTACCTTTCATGGTAAATTTTAGGAGCTTAATATGGCTGTTAGTTTTAGTGATCTCCAAGCAGAAGTTTTACGTAGAGCTACGATAAATCAAAGTGGTTCTGAGTACACAACGGCTGTGAATAATGCTATTAATTTTTCACAATGGCGCATAGCCCGTGATGCTAAGTGGCGTACATTGCGTCGTCAGGCAACGTTTAACACTATTACTACTTATTTCAATGGTGTTACGTCAGCATTGACAATTAATGCTATGAATGCCTACAACTATGCTAATAGCACGGTATCATGGCCTACAGGTCAAGGGCCAGCATCATGCGCTACAAACTCAAATGTATTCTCTATTGCTGGTGCAACCATGATCAGTGATGGTATTCAAATTGGTCGATGGATTAAGTTTGATGGATCTGTGTATTATTTCAAGATAACAAGTATAACATCTGAGACTTCAGGAACATTAAATCAGGTATATGATGGCCCTACTTCTACAGGATTAGGTTACGCCATTATGCCACAGGAAGAGTACACTTTACCAATTCAGGTAGGACATAGCTGCTTCTTATGGCATCGTAAATATGGCATGCCAAAGGTAATGGATTACGTTACCGCTTTTGATTTTTATAAGGCAGGTGTATTAGATATTTTAACTAATATCCCAGTAGCATACCGCATGTGGGGGGTACAAGCTGCAATTCAACAACCAATATCGCCATCTGTAATGACTATTTCTTCAAGCGTATCAACAGATACAAATATTGCAGTTACTGTATTTGGGACTGTAAATGGTATGCCTGATTATGAAATTATTACAACTAATGCAAGTAATGCAACAACAGCAGTATCTGGTGCTAAATTATTTAGCTTCGTAGAGAGGATAGTTAAGAATCAATCAACAACAGGTTTGATTACAGTTATTTCTAATTTGTCAGCAAATACATATAGTTTTAATGTTAGTGGAATAACAACGCCACCTGTAGTTGGTAATACCTATACAAATAATGCTGTGACATTTACGATAACATATGTCTATGTTGTAGGGTCAGCAGCAGCAATGAAGGGTACATTTACAATGACAGGTAGTGGCGTTCCATCGACTTCTGGAACTCTTACTCGTGCAACAGGAACAGGTGATAGCACTATATCATTTTCAAGTTATGCGCAGCAGAGCGTTACTGTTGGTGTATTGCCAGTTGGATTTACAACTACTGGGCCAATGTACACAAAGATTCAGGTATATCCTTTGCCTAATTGGATATTTCCTATTTATGTTAATTATTATAAATTGCCTTATCAATTAGTTAATGCTAATGATGTTCCAGAATTAGGAGAGGATTTTTCTGAGGCTATTATATTGTTGGCATGTGCTAAGTTAAAAGCAGAACAGAACATGACAAATGATTCTGATAACTTTATGAATATGTTTAAGGATGAAATAGATTCATTGAAGAAAACTAATTTGGATAAGATTGATTGGAGAATGGTATTGAAGTCTCCTGGTGAAGACGGTGGAGATCAATTTACTGGTGGTTTAAGATTCTCACAAATCGGTGGATCAGGTCAATATGGTGGAAGCTGGAGTCCTTAGTCTATGGCAGGTCTATTTCCATATGCAATGTATTCGCAACCTAAGAACGACATTAATTTTAATGGCGGTCTTAATACTACTAATGGCCCTTTGTCTCTAAATGATACAGAATCTCCTTCCTTACAGAATATAGATTTTAATAAATTTGGCAGCATTCTAAAACGATCAGGGTATCTTAATCTAAACTCTACCGTATCTTCTGGTAGTGTTCAAGCAGACGGTCTAATGTGGTATGAGTATGTGTCATCAGGCACGTACGCTTCTAATCTACTGGAAGCTACAAATGGTCACATGCTTCAAATGTCAGGTCTTAATGGAACATGGAACGACATTACGGGATCAGTAACCATAACAGCAGGAAACTTTTTTTCATCGACAAATTGGGCTAATAATATTTTTATGACCAATGGACAAGATTCTCCTATCTATTGGACGGGAACTGGGAATGTTACTACTATTACTGCCCTACAAGCTAATTCTTACACCTTTACTGTTTATAGCATTACTACTACTCCTACTGTTGGTGCTACTTATACTAACAATGGAGTAACTTATACTATTGTGTATGTTAATGTATCAGGGGCTTCTGGATCAATAGCTGGTACGATTATAGCCACTGGATCTGGCGCTCCTTCCACTTATGGAACTCTCACAAAGACAGGCGGAACAGGAGATGCAACAATATCATTTTCACTAGAGGTTCTGAATGCGAATATTACATCTGCTAAATATATTGCTCAATGGAATAATTTTCTTTTCTTGGCTAATGTTAATATTAATAATGGGACTTATCTTCCTACTCGTATATATTGGTGCAATGTTAGGGATTTCACTACATGGTCTGCTACGTCGTGGATAGAGATTTCAATGCAGGATGGTCAACCTATAACTGGGATGTATCCTTTAGCTGATAGACTTGTAATATTTAAAGAACGCTCTATCTATAATTTATTTTTTACAGGCGATTCTACATTACCATTTGTTTATTTAGTTTCAAATTCTCCGACGGTAGGTTGCATGGCTCCTTATAGTATACAAGAGGTTGAAAACGGACTTGTATTTTTATCATATGATGGATTCTATTATTATGATTCAAACAACTCGTATAAGATGAGCTTACAGATTCAAAATACTATTGCAGGATTAAATCTTACAAAACTATTTAATGCTAGATCACTTAAACAGAGAAATAAAAATAGATATATGTGCGCTGTAACATCAAGCGCAAGCAGTACAAATGATACTGTGATCGTATGGGACTGGGTATTAAATGCTTTTAGTACATACACGGGGATGGCCCCATCAGCAATGAGAACTGTGTTTGTTGGCGGAAATCAAGAAAAGATATATTTTTCTGATTATTCTGGATATACCTATCAAATGGATACGGGAGTTGATGATTACCCCCTAAAAGTACAAACAGCTATATCGGCTTATTACTGGACTAACTGGAAAACATTTGGTGACGCTATGTTACAGAAGGCTTCTCCTAATGTAGTTATTTATTATGAATCTAGTAACTCTATTTTGACATTCGGGTATTCATATGATTTTGATTCTGGCATAGATTATCAAAACACATTTTCAATGTCTACAGGAACGGCTGTTTATGGATCTGCCATATGGAATACATCGACATATGCAGGAACAGGTGGTTTATACATGAGACAGGATTTGAGAGGACGTGGGAGAGTAGTAGCATTTTATTTTGCTAATGCAAATATGAGCGAGACATTTCAGATTGATGGGATGGCTTCTTTTGTTCATGTGGAGACAAATGCCTAATCAATATTTACAACAGACCTCAACATTATCAGCGGTGATGCCAGGAATTATTCCTGAACAGCAACAGCAGCAGAACCAATTTTCATCTATTATAACTGATATCACAAGTTTATTTAATGGCGTTAATGGATTATTGGGAAATGGTACAACAGGATCATCTTGGTTTCAGAACCAGAATATTGTCACTGGTCTTCGTGCGTTAGGATCTATTTATCAGAATACCACAGGCAGAACAATGCAAGTGACTGTGACAAATAATATTACGGCTGGCGGATCAGTTACTGTATATTCAGACTCAACTTTAAATCCTACGACGGAAGTTTGTGCTGATAATACAGCAGCAACAAAGAGTCCGATTACGTTTATGGTTCTAAATAATAATTATTATACTTTAACAGTGGGTGGAACAGTGGCTTTAGTATGTTGGACGGAATGGAGTTAATATGCCAAAGATTGATAATATTGACAAGTTTGGAAACTGTGTATCATGCCATAGGCATTTAATAAAGAATATTATAGTTGGGGGAAAAGTTCAAGGAGTCCTAGATGCTGATGCTTCTGACTCATTCTTTAAATTAAATACAGGGTCTATTCTTGTCGTTCCTATATGCAAACCATGCAAGTCAACTATGGACTTAGACGATCCTACTGTACAATCAAATATTATGGATGAAGTTAATAATGGATGGAAATTAGAATTAGATTACATGAAATCACATCCTGATGCGTTTCCAGACTCTAATTGTGAAAAAGAATTAGCTATAAAGGATTTGTATGAAGGATTAAGCATAGTGTCCCATGAAGCTAATCATAAAGTAGGTGTACGGTGAGCTTAATATCAATATCATATATATTTAGTGTAGGCAATACTATTGTTGCTTCACAACATAATTCAAATTTCAACGTGATTTATAATGATTACAACGGAAATATTCAAGACGTTAATATCGCAAGTAATGCTGCTATTGAGTATACGAAATTAGCATTGAATAATGCAGTTAAAAATTCTGATATATTATCAACGACAGTATTTAATATTGGGAATATTCCAACACTATCATATTCTAATATTACGCAATTCCCTTATGTTAAGTGTACTTATACGGTTTCAAGTGGAACGGCTGGCCCTGCTGGTTCTAATAATGCGTGGACAACTACTGCATTAAATACAAAAGATAATGATACGGGTAGTATAGCAACTTTATCTACTAATCAAATATCATTACCTTCAGGAACATATAAGGTAAGGTCTTCTATACCAATACTCACCACCGTTAATGGCGACGGCATACAATTTAAAAGCAGAATATACAATATTACGGCAAGCGCAGTATTAGTAGAAGGCCAATCCAATAGCGCATACAATGCTGGAACAACTTCTGGTGATGGCACAACTCATGGTAATAATTCTTTTGTTGACGGACTTTTTACAATCGTTAGCACAAGTACCGTTGCTTTACAATATTTCTATAACATTACCGTAGGATCAACTACTACAACGCTTGGAGCGCCTGCAACTAGTGGTGATAATGAAGTTTATTCAATGATTATATTGGAGAAGGTGGCATAAATGAGCCTTATAGCAATACCCTATATTTTTGCGTCAGGTAATACAATAATTGCATCTCAGCATAATCTAAATTTCTCTACCATTGTAAATGATTACAACGGAAATATTCAGAATGTAAATCTCTCAGGATCAGCAGGGATTACATATGCTAATCTTTCTCTAGGCGGTAATATTGTCAATGCTGATATTAGCGCAAGTGCAGGAATAGTTGCTAGTAAACTAGTATTAACTTCTCCTGGCGCTATTGGAAGTGTGGCTCCAAGCACAGGAGCTTTTACAACTCTCAACGTAGGGACAACTAACCAAGGAGATATTTTATATGACAATGGAACCTCTTTTGTAAGATTACCTCATGGGACAAGTGGTCAATTTTTAAAAACTCAAGGTGCAAGTGCTAATCCTATTTGGGCTACGGCAGGATCAGTTGTGTTGGTATCCACTACTCCTATAACTGGAGCAAGTACAACAGGAGTTATGTCATTAACAAATGGGAATAATTATTTTATAGAATTTGAATTTCATAATTGGACTTCAGGCGGTACGTTGGGGTTAATGATTAATCAAGATACGGCTGGCCATTATAAATATATAAATACATATCAAACAACTTCTTCAACAACGGCAGTTATAGCGTCAAATTCAGCAAGCGCTTCAGTAATTCAGATAGGAACGACTATTCCATCTTCATCTACTACAGGAATTATGGGAAGTTTTTATATTCAACAGATTGGTTCTTCTCAAATATATAGAGTATGGGGACAATTTGTTCAAGATGGATCTTCTCTTTTTACAGCAGGAAATTTCTACGGGACATGGGCTGATTCTCTAAACCTTACAGATATTGAATTAGTTGCATCTGCTGGAAACATGGATGGTGTAGCAACCATTTATCAATTAAAGACAAGTTAATGATCTCAAAAATAGTACAACTATATTTAACCGAACTTCCAAAATGCCCCGTTATGCTTGATGAGACAGAGGCAAAAAAATACTTTACGAGGCTACTTATGAACGGGAATATTATTACGTATGTGAAAGATGGCGAATTGCTTGGCTTCGTCGAGTTTTGGCGCATAAATAACGAGCAATTCGGTCGATTGTGCCGAAATCATACACTATCGCATGATGAAGATTTACTTAGCGGAGATTTGTGCTTAATAACCAGAATGTATATTGTTCCAGATTTAAGAAATGCTGAGACATTTTTATTTTTAGGAAGGGCATTATTGGAACGTAATAAAGACGCTGTAGACTATGCAGCTATGCAGATGCACAAAAAGCACAAACCGCTCCAATGTTACAGCCGTGAGCAAATATTGAAGCATTATCGAATGGAGAAATGATATGGGCCAGACAACAACTACACAACAGACTACACCGCAACCGACGTCGACGGAGACGGCGCTTATGAATAATGAGCTTTCCTTATCGAATGCCACGATAGGACAGCAGACATCTAATACTCAACAGGCATTAGGTCTGCAAAGTTTATTATATAGCGGACAACCGTTGCCAGGTTATCTTTCTTCGCTCCCAGGTGGCGTTTCAAACGCCCAAAGTCAAAATGAAGCGCAAATGGGATTGCAAGGTCTCTCGACGCAGTTCCAGCAAATGGGTGGACTTGATTCTGGTTCTTACGCACAGGCTGGGGCTAATGCTTATGCAAATACTATGAATCAAAATGCCCAATTTAATATTTCTAACTTAGGTAATTTGATGAATCTTGCCGCTGGTGGTTCTTACAACACCACTGGAGCTTTATCTTCTAATGCAAGTGCGTTAGGTCAACAGAGTGGAGCATTAGCAGGAACAAGTAGTTCATCCACTGTATTTGCTAATCCATTCCAAGAAATGTTAGGATTAGGTCAAAGCGCTATAGGTGCGGCTGGGGCAGCTTCTACAGGTGGAACAATAGCTTCTGGTTTTGGTTTTTAATAGTAAGGAGAAATTAAATGGCAGATCAAGATAATTCGAATAAGACTCCTTTTGGAGCAAATGATTTATCCACAAATCCTCTAGGTACGGCTGGCAATGCTATATCTGGATTATTAGCAAGTCTTCAGGGACAATTACAACAGGCATATCCCCCCACATCAAATCCTAATGGAGTGAATATTGGAGGAGTAGATGTATCACAAGGAACGCCACCTCCTCAATCTCCTAACGGTGCATTAAACCAAATATTCCCTAATTTGCAACAAGGTGCAAACTTGCAAGCAAATTCAACTTCTACATTACAAAGTCTTACTCAACCTGTTAGCACAAGTCAACAGATCGCACAAGATGCTATTAAAAAGGCGTATACGCAAAAAGTTAATGATTCTGTTCAGCAGTTACCTCATCAAATTCTTGGGAAGATGATAGACTCTTGGAATTCAAATGGTGGAACACAAACTCCTTATTCTACACCCCCAGGAGCGCCTACAGCAGCAAGTGCGGCACAGTCCGTTAATCCAAATCAATCTGGAGCGCTTAGTCTTCCTGGTGTATCTCCTCAACAAAATACGCAACCATCTACTCAGGCCAATACTAAACCTAACGCACCATCATCAGGTAACTCTAATAATCCTTCTGATAATAATAAAAGTTGGGTAGGTACTCCTGGTGATCCAATACAAGAAAAAGCAATGCAGATTGCTCAACAAAAACCTGGATTACTAGGTAGTATTTTTAAGGGTGTATTCTATAACGATCAAAAAATGCAACTAGCTAATTTAAAAGAAGCTCAGGAAATATCTCAAGGGGGGCCACCACTATCTCCTGAAAAAAGAGCAGAAGCTATTGGTAGTTGGAACTCTGCCTTATTAAAACAACATCAAGATTTCCAATCTGATTTATCAGAACAATTAAAGGCAAATATGGATGCTCAAAGTAATTTTATTAAAAATACTCCATTACCTACAAAAGCAACAGAATGGCCTCAATATAGTGCTCAATTACAACAATACTCTACAAATGCATACCAAATAACTGGTAAAATGCAAGAAGGATTCGATAAATATAAAAAGATGTCCCTAACAAATCCTGTAACTGGACAAAAAGCAAAGTCCACTCAAGATTATTCTGGTATAACAAAAGATATGGCTCGCCAAGAAATCGCAAATAGAATAAAGAATAGACAAAGAGGTAATTAATAATGGACATATCTACTGTTCCTACAGATGTACTGCAAGGAATTGCATCAGGACAGCAAGGGAATCAATCCCCCCAGTCAAGTCAAGACTTAGGATCTGTGCCTGATGATGTATTACAAAAGATAGCTTCTGGACAGAATACTAACGATAATTCAGATAGTGATGGAGATTTATCATCCATATCTGATTTCTCTCCTATGGGTCAAGCTCCTATGTCTGGGAATGCACCTTCAATGGGCCAACAAAGTCCTCTTAAATTTGGGGATATGCTTAGAATGGCGGCATTAAATAGTCCTGAAGAACAACAGAATTATTTAAAAAGTAAATTCAAATTCGCCGAACCTGTATTAGATCAAAAAGGACAACCTACTGGGAATTTTAATGTTGGAGATGATCCTACTAATTTATCGCCTATAAATACTGGTTCTATAGGAAATACTGCTTTAGGATTATTAGCTAAAGGCGCAGCAATGATTCCTGCTATTGCAGGACAAATGAGAGGTGCTACTATGGGAGCAGAAATGGGTAGCGCTGCTGGCCCTGCCGGAACAGTTATAGGTGGGATATTAGGCGCAGGGGCGGGTGCAGCATTGGGTGAGGGAGCTAAGAACCTAGCATCCTCTGTAAATCCAGGGTTTGATAAAGAAAAAGCCGCCACAGATACTGTTATTAGCGGTCTATTCGGAATGGGTGGACAGGCTCTTGGAGAAGCGGTGCAGTTTGGAGCTAAGAATTTTATTGCCCCTAAAGTTGCATCTGCATTAGATGGCGCAATACAGGCTGATCCAAAGAAGGGCGCTTTCTTGGCTAAAGTATTAAATTTCATAGGCGGAGTCAATGAAAAAGAAGCTAAGAAAGGCGCTGAATGGGGATTTAAGAAGATATATTCAAATCCAGCAAACTTAGATCCTGATGATATTCATAATATTTCAGAATCAGTTACTAAGAGGTATGCTCAGAAAGAAGGAATAGCTAAGGCAGCTTATGACACGGCAGAATCAAGTTTTGCCAAAGATGAACCTACTGCTCAAGTTAAGACTGATGATATGTTAGACAAAATGACAGATTTAATGGGTTCTGAAGAAGGTAAAAATGGGTTAGGAATACTTCATAAGACAGAAAGTTCTCTTGATGGGATGGTTTCATCTTTTCAATTTAGAGATGATATTCCACATAATGTGAAAGCCGCTTTACCAGATGTTAAAATGTTCTTTAAGAGATTAGGAGCAACAACAACAGATGGTGGAACAACGTGGCACATTCCAGAAAATGCTAATACATCGTTATCTGAATCTATGAGTGCCAAGAAATTATTTGCAAAATCATTTAATAATCCTAATTTTAATGAAGAAGTTGGAAATGTAATGAAACAGGGACTATACGGGAATGGAGCAACTCCGTTATACCCTAAAGGGTTTACAGGATTACGAGGGGCTATATTTGATACAGCACAAGCAACTGGTCACGATTCATATATTATAGCTAATAATAATTACGCTAGTTTAATGAAAGCACGAGATGGAGAATTAACTGATAGTATGGGCAGAAAGTTCACTCCCAGTGGATGGATGGACGTAACAAACCCTTCAAGTGTTTCTAAATACCTAAAAGGATCTGGAGATACAAGTGGAATAAATAAATTAGACTATTTTCATAGACAAGCATTGAATAATCTTCAATCTCAAATAGGTGGAGATTTTATGGATAGGGCAAGCCAATGGTCTGTTGGTCAAGCGATGGGTAAGGCTAAACCTCAACTTCTTCGCCTAAGTGTTATTGGTGGATTAGCAGGGCTGGCTTTTCCAGGTAGCCCTATGGAAAAATTAATGAGGGTTCCGGCGGCTTTTGCTATGGGTTCTCCAACAGGAGTTCATGTTGCCGCAAGGATGTTGGAAAGCGGATCTGGAGTCGGAGCAGTAGGAAATAAGATACTTCGTTCATTCTCTGAGAACGCTACTAAAGAAGCTGGTAAAGCGACTCTCTCTCAATTACTTTCTAAACAAGTACGAAGATAACCACCCGAAACCAATAAATGTAAATATTGATATTGGTGTTGGGACAAAGAAAGATAACACAGATATTCCGGCGCAAATAAAAGCTAAAATTTCGAATATTGTTTTCATAATAGTTCCCCCTCCTGCGAGTTAAGCCATTAGTTCACATTGAATTTATTCCAATATTATAGTTATCAGAAACTATATTTTTTAAAGAATAACCTTTCCTAATATACCTTTTTGTAAGCTTAGCTAATTCATAAGCAAATAAATTTTCTGGTTCGTTTTTTAGTACCCATTTTTTTGTTAATTTTTTATTTTTAGACATCCTCACCCCCATCATTACTTTTAAGAACATCCCTATTCAATCTTAATTTATGTAGTTTATCCCTAATATACATACTATCGTTCATGGTTAAGTGGCATTGATAGTGGTCGTCTCCAATCATTTTGTGAATAGTTCATTTCACCACCTCAAATTTACTAGGCACTTCCCTATACGCCTTACGGCACAACTTAGAACAAAAATAGGTTATCTGCCATGGGTTATTTTTATTAAACACTTTCCCACAATTAGGACAACGAGATCTTATTTCTTTGGTGTTACCTCGGATGTATTGTTTTTCTTTAGGAATATCGACATTCTTCTTACCTGAATCAATGTCAAGACATACCTTATTTAATATTTTCATTTCTGATTCAGATATATTATTCATTGTAACGCAACCCCCTAAACTTAAACTTATAAAACTGCGCCGGTTTCTTCATCGCCTCTATTAAGTAGATTAGAGGGATTGTAACTTCGTATTGCCCATCGTTGTTCTTGGTAGATGATGGTCTATGCGTACATACCAGCGTTGCTGGTAGTAGTGTTTCTGGACGGGCGTTAGTCTCTTTCATTTTAACTCACCATATTTAATAGATTTCCATTTATATTCGAATGGTTTACGAATTATGTTATTAGTCATCATTTGCATTGGCAAGATAGAATAAGCACACTTTTCTACGTTACCTTCTTTAGTATAATGCCACCCATAATTTCCTGATTTTGATTTAGGATTATGTAATTTTTTGCATATTACACATTTAGGTTTCACCGAATCTCCTTACCCACCTTTCAGGTGATTTTTGCCAATTGTTAATATCAATTATCATTCGATCCGTAGGCTTACAATACAACATCTGAAACATAGGCATATCCCTGAAGGTCTGAGCCGTGTGAATTGGGCCGTGATCACCAGTCATTCCTGGCATGTGAGTACAGGTACATACAGGATCATTTTGAATAATAAATTTTGCCCCGTATTTCAATGCTCGTATAGAAAAATCTGTATATGCTAGTGGAAGCACTTCAAACTTAGAAGCATCCCATCCACCAAGTTCCAATAACATCTTTCTAGAAACCATGCCACAATTAAGAAGCATAGCATCGTTAGGAACGCCTTTTAACATCATGCTTTGATGGAATCTAAGATAATAGTAATCATTGGTATCCATTGAAGTTGGATTATCGCCTTCTAAATATTTACTAACAATTATCATTTTATCATCTGATTGGTCTAATAACTCAAAACTATGATCAATAGCATTAGGCAAATAGGTCACATCATCACTCGTCCAAGCGATCCAGTCACCTTTAGCCATCGTCAAAGCTCGTTGTTGGCATCTACAAGGGCTTCCCCAGTCTTGAACCCATTGGATGTTATCTTTTAGCAATAGTTCATTTGGAAGTTCGTAGGGGCTAACAATCACTAGCTCCCAATCGTTATTAGTTGATGAATGGGCGATTGATTTGTATAGGTCGTACCATTTTGAGACTCTAATGCCTGATAGTAGTACGGATAGTTTCATTTTGCCTTTCTACACTCGTCAAGAAGCCAATTAATAGATTCATCTAGCGAATACACTGGTTTAAATCCTGTTAAGGTGTCGAATTTGGTTGTGTCGCAGACTTGGCGAGTTACGTCCACAGGACGAAGCAATGATTTGTCTTGCTCAGTTTCTATATAACATTTTGCTTTTTTTATAAGTTTATTTAGAAAATCTCCAACAGATAAAACATCAGAGCCCCCAATATTAAAAGGTTGACCGTAAGGACACTTTTCGGAAGCAATCCAATATGAACGCATAGCGTCCCTAGCGTCAACCAGAGTGCGAATACTGTCCAAATTCCCGTGATACAACCTATCTTGTAATCCACGCTCGATTTTGACCACTTGCCTTGCAAAAGAAGTTGCAAAAAGGTCATGCCTCCTAGGATTAATATATGCGAACATTCTTGTCGTAACCACTTTAAGACCCCAACTTTTATGATAAGCATACGCTAGGCTCTCCTGTGCCAATTTACTAACTGAATAAGGGTTTACTGGTTGTAGAGGGTGATCTTCTCGCATAGGGAATGTGAGGGGATTTCCATAAACTTCGCTGGTACTACACATCTGCAATACTACTTCTGGACACTCTAGCCTAACCCCTTCTAATAGATTGGCTGTCCCCATAATATTATTATTAATCACCGCTAGGGGAGTATCAAAGCACTTGCGTACATTGGCGAAAGCAGCCAAATGAAATATCTTATCTGGTTTAGCTATTTTTAATGCTCTTATAACGCTCGACAAATCTAAAAGATCACATTCTAGTATCCCTATTTTATCCTTAATCGTTTCTATATTATGTAAATGACCACTTGAATGCCACCTATGCAACCCAAATATATTACATTCAGGATGATTCTCAAGTATATATTCCGCTAGATATGACCCACCAGATCCAGTAATTCCCGTAATTAAAACGTTCATATCCTCTCCTGTCCATACATATTACCTTTAAGAGCGTAATACCTTTTCAAATTAATAGCATTGCGACACTTTTTACACTTAGACTGTTTACCATCATTTGCCCATGAATGAGATGCAAATTCTTTAAGAGACTTATCTTGATCACATTCTGAACAATACTTTGTCTTCATGACCACTGCCCTCTCGGCTCTTCTGATTTAGTTAAAGATATATTCTCTGGATACGGAAAAAACTTATCATTTCGATTCAAGGTAACTTCATAGTTGGTAATAGGCCTATACCAAAACGGCGGTTGACTATGCTTAACTGGATGAACAAGGAATGGCATTGGATGTTCTTGGTAACCGCCTACTACCCATGATCCTTCTAGGGTTTCTCTATCCTCGTTGTAACCGCCTTTGAAGTCGTCGTTGCTTTTGTGCTTAGAGGCGTGGTCTATGGTTACGCAGACTTCTTCGTATAAATATATACAATCACCAGCGTAAGATAGCGCTCTCATAACAATATCATTCTCATATTGCCCACAAATATACCTGCTATCAATACCTCCTAAGAAATCTAGATATTCACGACTCATTACCCCAACAGGGGCCATCATGGGAGTATTTTGATTACGTTCAAAAAACCTATGATTTTTCATAGTTTCATTATTACCATTCTCATTAGTTTTACATGATATTATTGGAGGAATAATAGTAGATAGGGAGTCATAAAAATCACACACCTTATCAACAAAACCTTCCGAAAATATACAATCATCAGCAACCCAACATACTAATAATCCTGTACAAGCTCTCCGAGCAATCTCATAACACTGAGCAGGCTTAATTTCCCCCGTAGTAATATACCTAAACTCAGGATAGTCCTTAAACATATCAGCTACTAATGATTGGTCTATGTGACCAGCGAATACAACTTCGTATTCGTATTTGCCCCCTCTTAGCGATTTTAGTAAATCTCCCCATAGATGCGCTCTGATTGCTGATGCAAAAATACTTAACCTCATAAAATCTCCTTTATTTTGTTTATGTCACGTTGACTAACAGCTAACCACTCCGCAAACTTCCCCATATCTATCGTATTCATATCAGGATCAGAACATCCTTCCCAATGATGGGTAATCTTAACATCGTCATGGTAATCTAATATCCCTAGTGAATTACCGATGGTTCTCCAAACAACATCACCGCAGTAACGATTGAGAGATGGTAGTTGTAGCCACCCTAACGCTCTTACTATATCTCCGTCTATCATAGGGAACGTGCATAAATTCTTGCCTTGTATGCCATCATTTCCGTAAGATATGCGACCTTTATTGGCTAGTTTTAAATCCCAATTATCAGTCTCAAATATAATATCGTCGTTTAGCATCATGTAGAAATCTTTATCACTTGATTTTTTGAATGCTTCATTAAATATCTGCGTTATTGTCTTATCAGTAGACGTATCACTGTATGTTGCTACTCTTCCATGTGTTGTCTTTGCAAAACTCTTCCACATTCTATCTGCTTTTATTGGATGTATTGACGGACAAATCGCCAATATTTTATTTGTGTGCATAGCTCTCCAAATTATATTCCCATTCAATCTTATTCTTACATTTATCACACACCCTATTATACTTACTTTCTGATAAGAAATAGTTTTCGCATGATAGACATACTCTCTTCTTATAATCCCCCTTTGGAGTGCGTAACGTACTCATCTCATGTCCTCTATCACGACCAAGACAGGGCTTACAGCAGTATATCTGACCATTGGAATTTGGGTGGAATTTTCTGTTGCATTTAGAGTATTTACATCTGATCATTCTTAGCACTTCACCCACCTATTCTTTCACGTTGTTTATATGGAAGTATCCATTAGTTGGGAGTAGAAACATTTCTTACAATCAGCATGAATGTAATGGCAGTCAAAATTCATATCCCTCCTTTAGGCCTCATAATAAATTTCCACAATGCCGTTAAACATACCAGTAAATATATTCAGGTGTCCTGTTTTCAATCCATAACTTAAACATAATATTATCGTAATACTCTCCCATATATCCCTCCTTTAACAAGCCGTTTATTTATTAATGTCATCGTTATATAGTTTCTGCAATCTATAGGAAGCGCCTTCAACAACTCTACGGAAAATGCTCTTATCTTGCATCCAGTCATTCTCCATCATTTCATTAAATGCAGTAATCTTGCCCATATAATTTACTCGATATTTAAGAACAATTCCCCTTGGGAACATATCAGATTGTTCTAGTTCTATTTCTATCTTCATATCACTCCTTTAACAATGCCGGTTAAGTAACCTGATTGGCATTGGGCAATCTATACCCAATGTCATAAATCTTCTTAGCCATTGGTAGCCAGTATTCGTGACAATAAGCAGAGAAAGAACCAATTCCGGTTATTTTCCATAAAACCTTAGCCAGTTCATTAATTTCATCATTAACTCCACATATATGGCAAGGTTCTTTCTTAATAGGGGCTGCTGATGAACATATATCCAAATGAACAATGTCTCCGTTGTAATCCCTAGCAGTATTAATTTCCTTCATGTCTCTAAAATTATCTGGCACAGTTACTTCTAATTCGGAATAATAATTATTCTTACATATCGGGCATAACATTAATGCTTTAGCAGAAAATTTGTTTTCCATATATCCCTCCTTTAACAATGCCGGTTAAGCAAGACCTTAATACTTTTTAAGATATTCAAAAACTGATTTGATATATTCCTCTAAGTCTATTTTACCATTACCAAGATGAACACCTTCCCAATAGTAACAAGACCTTAAAGCTATCATTAGTTTTGCTTTACTTATAAAGAAGAACATATCCCTCCTTTAACAATGCCGGTTAAGGCTAATTCCACCATTAAACGTTCTCTTCTCGATTGTTCGGTCATAGCAAGTTCTCTTTCTTTAATCTCCACCTTCTTATTTGTATACTTATAACTGAACGACATAAACTTTTAGCGATCTCTCTATCGGTTAAATTAGAATGAATAACAATATAATCTTCTTCTTTTTTATATCTCGGACGTTTGGTCTTATCTAATATGAAATTGCCTCTTAAATAATTGTTTTTTCTATTCCTATTGTTATAAGCTATTGCTTTCTTTTTATCTTTATATGATTTTAAACATTTAGGCATCTTCCTTCCCCCTCTGTTAAAAATATAAGTTAGTTGTCCAGCAGGACATTTTAATATCTCATTACTAGTTTTTCTTCATTGGTTAATAAACGATAGTGGGTGTCAAAGACATCTTTTGGACTCCATGCTTGATAACCATTATCATATATAACTAAATATCCTTCTTGACCTGTTGATTCTTGATTTCTACCTTTTACCCATTCTGAATTTGACATAGGCTTTGCAAGTAAAATCTTTGTTCCTACATAACTTTTTAAATCAGGATCTCTTTCAGTTTGCGCTGCTCCATAATTATCTACCTGTGTATCTTCATTCATTGTCATTCCCTTTCTTATGTCTCTGCTGGACAAATCTATATAAGTGGATGGCAGGATTGTTTCATACCTGCACGGCTTATGTGGGATGGACACCTGGGCCTAAGAGTTCCATCGTCTTGCTCTTAGCGTCTTATTCCGCCACATCCACTGTTAATTCAACCCTCCGATTGCAAAATACTATTAAATTTCTACAAGCTTCTTAATACACGGCAAGTATTCCATACCTTTTCCTTTTGTTACTTATAAATGTTATTACAGGAAATAAAATTAATATTTTCTGGTAGTTTTTTTTATTAGTTTACGAATCACCGAAGATCCATACCAAAGAATACATACCATTCCCCATGTAATTCCAAGCAACCTGAAGTCTTTAATAGATTTAATTTGGTCGTGAAAGATTATTAACGTAATAAAGAAGAATACAACCGCTGGTAATTGTTCTTCTCTTTCAATGTGGTCTTTTAAACCATTAAATTCTCTTGTTAAAGTTTCAATTCCTGTAGGTGTCATTTCACTCTCCTTGTTAACTCTCTGATTGCAATCTTATTCCTTAGCTAAAATAGGTAAGTTACATTCAGTAGGAACATAAATTGTTCTCATAGCATTATCATCAGCCTTTTCCATCATATTAATCCATTGCCACTTTAGATAAAGATCATGTTCTGTAAGATTAGTTCCTATAGTCTTGATCTGAGCAGCAACAGCTTCTGCTTCTACGATAGTTGCTTTCTTATTCATTTCAGCAGCTTCTAAACGTGATGAAGCTTGAGCAATTTGAATTTTTTGTTCATTCTTAGCTCTCATAAGATCAGCTTCTCCTGATTTATGAGCTTTCCATACGCCATAGGTAGGCAATAAATACATTAATCCAGCAATCACTCCTATTAAAACAATAACTAATATAACGATAATTCCCCACGGCATTACGAACGGTGTTGTTTGATCCATTATCACTCTCCTTGTTTAGTTTGTCGCCTCCAAAATACTTGGCAGGTTAGTCCTTACTCCTCTAGCCTTCCTGTTGTGGGTGATGGGATTATGCTTTAATCGTTTTCCTGTAAATAAGAATGAACCCAAACAAAAGTATATCTTTAACTTTATGAGGTGAGCCTTTAATCATTGCGTTGTATAATTTCTCGTGTATCATAACGCTCTCCGTTCCTTTAATGTTGTGGGTGGTGGGGTTAAATTCTTTTCATTATGCTTAAATCAATATATGTATTTTGTCCTGCCACATAAATAACGTATGCCAAACGTCCATGAGGCTTTTGCGTAGGCTTCCAGTTATGCTTTTCAACTCCGAAATTACCTTCAAATTTTCCACAACCACAAATAGCCTTGATTAAAGTTCTGGGAGCCTTGGCGTTTTTAATCCAAGGTACAGCTATAATATCAATATCCCTTGTTTGGGTTCCATGAATAGCGATAGCATATCCGCATTTACGGGCAACCTGAACCATCTTGGGAAATTCTGGTAATGGTTTAAAGGTTTTAAAAATCCCTGTCTTAATGAATTGTTTATCTAATGGTCTATGGCAACAATCACAAGATTTCATTCTCTCTCCGTTCCTTTAACTGTTGTGGGTGATGGGTTATTTAGACTTCCTATACAGTTTTCTTTTATCCCCAACTTCTAACAATATTTCATTATTGTTACGAACTAATATTGCAAGAGCGTGATGGTCAATAAGTAAAGGCTTTCTTAGCCCCCTTAAAGATTCTGGAATAGAATCAATAGTAATAAATTGATGGCTTGCAAGGTTAAGTTGTTTTGCTTGTTGATAATCAGCAACCAATACTACTGCGTTAGGATTACTAATCAAACCTCCTAACATTGCACTTGTACTACCTATGCCTCTTGGGAAACCATATTCAATTACTGCCTCAAGTTTAGTCATAACGCTCTCCGTTCCTTTAACAATGACGTTAATAATTCATTTAACTCTTTACGCCATTTTTTAGGAACCTTCTTGTCAGCATCAACGTATCTAAGCATTGCTTCAAATATCTCTATCATGCGGTTACGTTCCATAATGAATCTTGGTCTAAGTCCTAATGGTGGCTTATCGTTCATATCCCTCCTTTAACAATGACGTTTAAGTAACCCGTGTATAGGACATTTCTCATTATTTAGCATTGGAGTTAAACAAGTACAAGGATTGTATTTCATAAAAGCACGTCCTCATCATCCCAAACGCCTGATTGTTGCGCTTTGTATTCTGTTGGTGTTATAAGTCTGTCAGCATCATCTTTGTCATATCGATTGCATGTGATTCTATCCATTGATCTAATTCCTTAATATCTCTCAATATCATTGTCTGAACTTTAGGATTATTATATTTTAAGTAGAATTCTTTCTGTTCTGGCCTTAATGTACCCACTTCAGATTTAAGCTCTAAGAATAGCGGGAAAACTTCTCCAGGTATGTTTACAAGGACTATATAATCTGGGGTTCCTTTTGGACATCCTTGAACCCATGTGCCCATTATGGTCTTAACCTTCAATGAGTTAAGACGACCGTACCATAGAACCTCTCCTGTCATTTGATATAATGAAAGTCTTTCTTGGACTTGTTTGGAGAGGTCTTTTTCTAATCTCACTCTATTCCTCCCATGCAATTTCTTCTGGTGATTTAACATTGCCTGGATTTTTGGCTTGGAATACCTGTTCAATTTTCTTGTCAAAATTATACTCACCAATATTGGCATAGGTTTTAGTGCCGTCTTTGGACTTGGTATGCTTTACTGTTGCGTAGAATTGACGACCGCACCAATGATCCGTGTCAAGCTCAATTTCTCCCTTATACGGCTCTCCGATGGCTTTCAGGAATAGCCTTGCAAAGTAAAAAGCCTTCTCATCTTGATTCAAATTAACCCTATTTAAGATTGATAATCCATTGTCATCCCCACCAACAATCTCTAACTTGACTACCTGGATATTGTCATCTTCGCCTGATGGGGTTACGGCTGGGTTGATGTCTGTAACTTGGAAAAGTTTTTCTCCTTCTGATGGAATCTTGAATTGTGATTCTGTTGGTTCGTTTTCGTCTGTGGTGTAGGTGCGTTTCATTTTTTATCCCCCGTTAAAGAAAGTCTTAATACCTGTTTTTCACAAAAATTAATCAAGGATGATATTTGTTCATTACTCATTTCCTGAATACCGTCCACATTACATTTGGATAGCCACTTATCTATCGTTTCTTGGTCTACTTTTAAACCTTCACATAATTCTGTTAAACGATCACATTGCTCTTTAGTAGCCAATATAATAGGAACAGACTCTTTCTCTATTATTTGTCGTCCATATACTTCTGAGAACTTATCATAAGATAGTGGGAATGAATCTCCCGTAGGGAAACAAGTAATCCTTGATTTCTTAACATAGAAGGTCTTTCCACCCTTTAAAATCTCTACGGCAAGGTCAAGAATGTACTCAAGTTTTTCGTATCCGTCAAAAGTAGTTCCTGTATTGATAATATCTTTACCTCTACGTTCCCATGATTGTTTAGAGTGACAAATAAGGATGACGTTGAGATCACATTTTTCAAGTTGGGATATAAGCTGTCTAGTCGGAACATTAGCTGCTTTTTTATCTCTTCCAAAATCACTTCCTCCTTTTGCTTCGGCTTCTGCTGCTTCGAGCATATAAAGGTAGGTAAAGGAATCAATGATGAGAGTTTTATACTCATGAGGTGTTGTGCATAGTTCTCTGACTTCTTGGATAACCGCCTTAAAGTCTTGGCTTCCCTCTTCTTTCCCAAAGTACGCTCCTCCGACTTTTTTAAGTTTCGCTTGGTATTGTTCACGAACTGCGCCCCCCTCTGTATCTATTAAATAAGGTTTTGGGAAATCAAGAGCAAAGAAAGTCTTCCCAACTCCTGATTCTCCATAAATCATAAACTTCGGTTTACTTGGTTTTACTTCTTCTGGTGCTTTTGCTTTTAGTGCCATATAAATCTCCTTAAGTTAATATAACTGGTCTTCCTTCTCTTCCATTTCTAAACTTTAATGCCTCATCAACCGTCTTACAATCTGGATGAACACCTTCAATATGATAAGTTCCAATAGAGGGATTTATCATTTTCAAATATGGTCTGATTCTGTTATCTCCTAAATCAAGACCTAACAATTCATAATTATCTTTCATATCAATAACCTTAGAATTAAGATCCTTACATAATTTTTCTGTTCCTATTTTTCTTACTATTTCACGCCTAACTTCTGCATTTTTTTCTGTTAATACTAATTTTGAATCTAGTTCATTAGTAGGTGTTAAAACAATCTTATCCTCAACAGAAACTCCATTCAAATAATATTCTCCATACCCATCACGCCATTCTATTGCTAGACCATCTATACAGTGTAAATCTCCATTTTCATTTCTATTTAATTTACAAGGTTTAATGCAAACAAATGCTACATTCTCACATAACACAGTAGCGAATACACCTGATTTTAATATAAAATCACGCCATTTATCAAAATCATATTCATTTTTTTCTATAATACCAATTCTTTGAAAATAATCACACCATGCAGTCCAACCTGAATCATATCCATTACCTAAATAATCTATTGTTTCTCCTGATTTTAAATTAGATTCAATAGCCATTTCCATAGGAGAATTACAAATAACTATTTCAGGTTCTTTTAAATCAGATAATCCATATATAAAATTTATTCCAAAAACAATTTCATCAATATTGTATGAATCGTCGCCATTTAAAGAATTTTCTTCATACTCTAATGATATTTCTTCCATTAGTTTTTCTTGTTTATCATTAAGTTCATTTAACATTTTATATTCCTTTTAAATTTAATCTATTTGAAATATTATCCCCGACCTTATCCCTGACCTTATCCCAGACCTTAGCCCCGACCTTAGCCCAGACCTTAGCCCTGACCTTATCCCAGACCTTATCCCTGACCTTATCCCAGACCTTAGCCCTGACCTTAGCCCAGACCTTAGCCCCGACCTTAGCCCCGACCTTATCCCAGACCTTATCCCAGACCTTAGCCCCGACCTTATCCCAGACCTTAGCCCTGACCTTAGCCCCGACCTTAGCCCAGACCTTATCCCAGACCTTAGCCCTGACCTTATCCCAGACCTTAGCCCCGACCTT